GCTACTGGCTCAAGTTTTGCACCCATGCCACCAAGACGTTTACGGAGGTCAACCATTGTTTCACCTGGACGCAACTCAGTCTCACCACTACCTGCAGCTTTGACAAGCTCTGGGTTTGTTTCAAGAGATACTGAGTCTGCAATACCCTCTGGCAGGGTGGTAGGGTCAATTGTGATCGGGAAGCGGTTTGCACCAAATAGGACATCAATGATTTGCCCATATGCAGCAAGAACTTTTGTTTTAGTTACTTTGACAAAGACCTGAGACTTCTCTGTGCTTGTGAACTGTACATCCGGACCGTAGATACCACGGTAGTTTCTGTAAGCTTTAATCCAACGCTCTTCATCTACAAGGCGAGAGTCTTTAGCTTTTTTAAACTTGTGCTGAACAAAACTCTCTACAGAACCTGAGTCCTTGTCGAAGCTTGCCGTTTCAGAGACATCTTCAAGAGCTTGTGAAAGCTCAGAGTCCATCATGTCCTCAAATTCGTCCATCAGTTTTTCCTTTTAGTATCCAAAAGTTGGGTCAGAAATTTGAAACCCAGATCTTCCGCCGGAAGAATCAAAATCAAATAAGTTGCTTCGGGGCCTTGTCATAACGCCATATCTTAGAGCGTCATAGAGGTGGTCTTCAGCTTTTGTGTCTACGTCTTCCGGGTTGTTTTTATCAAGTGGTAGTGAGGGAAGCTGTGCAATAATATTTCTGCAAGTGTCAAAGAAGACCAAACGTGGCTCTTCAGTAAATTCGTCGATCTGTAAACGTCTATGCAGTTCGTTTTTACCAGCTACGCGAGATCCCCTACTTCTATCTGCAGGTCTCCACCTACAACCACGTACAATCATTTGCTCTGCAAGGCTTGGCCCTGTGTCACCTCTGTTGTGCCAGAGTGAGGAGTCAAGCACCCCATAACGCATCTTATCCCCTGCTTCGTGCTCAATCTCGTTGATTGTATCAGCAAGGTCAACAGCTGTCATCTTGGAGACGTAAAGCTCCCTATAGACAATCAGTTGCTCAGAGGGGCTAACAGCAAACCATACAACACCTGTATAAGAACCATACCCATAGTCAGCAGCCCTAAATCGTGGCCAGTTGTTTGGTATGTCAAAGGGTTCAATAACGTGATCCCTATAAGTAAACTCTGGGAATGCTGCACCTTCATTCGTTGTCCAGTCACCCTCAAGAAGTTGTCTTCTTTGGTGCTCTGGTAGTGAGAGAAGGTTAGCCTCATACATACCATCTTCAGAAAGGTATGGGTTGTCAAAGAGTGTGGCTGGGATGAACCGCCTTTTAAAGAGTGGTTCACCTTCTTTAGCGTGTCCTTTTGGCCAAGTAATAGTTTCACCTGAATCGTAATCAGTGGCCCAAAAAGGTGTGTTGTGTGGTGCAGGGTCAATAAAGGTCTTTTTCACCCACATGTGACCAGCACCGCCAGGGTTTGTAGTAGCTCGTTGGTAGAGCTTAAGCCCACTGTCTCTTGAAGTACGGAGACGTGATCTCATATAGTTCCAGGCAAAAGGTGTTTGCCACTGTGTAAGTTCATCAAAGCCAATCCAGTTAAAGGCCTGACCCTGGTACCGTGTAACGTCATCGTCTCTGTCTAGGTAAGACATCCACAGTGTAGCACCCGAAGGGAACACCCAGGTCTTATCCCTTTCAAGAAACCTTGCCTCTGGAATAGCTTTTGGGTAAAGCTTTTTAGAGACTGAGATAAGTTCTCGAAGTTCCTCTGTACTACGACGAACAAGAAGCATGTTTGCATCTGGGTTGTTCACATAGCGGATAGGGTCAGCAACCATAGCGAAAGATTTACCACCACCAGCAGCACCACCGTAGAGAACTTCTTGCTCAGAAGACGAAAGAAAGTCTGTCTGTGGTCCTGGGTTAGGCTGAAAGATAATATTCTGAGCTTTTGCCGTATCAACCTTTGATGGTTTTATCGAGGCCGGAGTAGAGCTCATCATCAATCTCTTCTTCTAGTGGATCTCTTAAACCAAGTCGAGACGCTTCAAGTTTTTTAGCTTTGTGGTACGCATCTCGAAACTTCTTGGCGAGTCTCTTTGCATCGACGTACTCTTTAACTTTGTATTGTTCTGCGTTTACACGCTTTTGCAAACCAACATGTGATATACTACGCCCTGATTTTGTACTTAGCCAAGCTGCTACGTCCCGTAGGCTGTAGCTCTTTAAGTGTTGCTTAGCTACTTCAAGAAGAATTAACTCGTGTTCAACCGGTAGTAGAACCTCATCATCATTTGGATCTCTTTTATAGCCAAATGGGACAACCCGTCCTATTCTAACAATTGGATAAAACTTATAACCTGTATCGTCTTTATCAGGGGCCGGAATCCGGAATAGTTCTGGTTTTTTATTACTCATCGCTCTTTGCTGGTAAAATAAACAGCGGGTTGGGGGCAGAAACTTCTACTTTCTCTTTTGGTTTAAAACCTGCACGGTCCAAAAGATCTTTTGCTGCCGTCATACGCTCCTTATTTCCCATCTCCGTGGGGTTAATAAGAACATCATACATTGTGTATGCAGCTTTTGCAGAGCTAATACCGATAAACTCTTCAGTTTTCTCAGCAATGTGTTCACGCAGTACATTCACAATATCGGAAGTTGCAGTGTTTTCACTGTAACCAGCAAGCCGTTTAGCCTGCAAATAGTCTCCACCTGCCTCGGTAAAGAGTACATTCAAGAACTTCTGTTGTTTTTCGTTCAGGTTCTTAGCCATTCTGAATCCTTTAGTCTTCTCCGTAAACGATGTTATAAATATCGCCTCGATATAGACCTATATCTTTAAGTTGTTTGTCTGAGAGAGCACGTAGCTGCCAGTAAGCTGCACGTTTTGTTTGAATTTCAGAAATTACGTCAAAAATCTTCTTAAGCATTGTTACCTCCATGAACTTATGCTGGGGGTAGTTATACCTAATATAGTGTGTGGGAGTAGTGCTTATATTGCAACCCCGTTATGACCAATTAGCCAACTGGCATAAAGGTTTCAACTACAGTGCACATAGCATCAATGTTTGGGGTTGAGTTACCTGAAGGGGTAATGTCAATTTCATCACCCGGTTCAAGGACAAGTGTTGCCCCAGTAAGGAGGATAAACTCTCCGGCGGTCATATTCTTACCGCCAATAAGGCTGAAGCTGGTGGAGGCGCTATGGTCATACCAAGTGCCACTTACTGTAGTGTTACCGTTAGCATTGACTACAAATAGCATCTCCACCTCAGCCCGGCAATTAGCTGGACAAGTGTACAAAACTTCTGTTTGGTCCTCTGTTTCACAGGAAACACCAAAGCTTTGTCTACGTGCTGGTTTGCCGGGATTTGTCAGCATTACTTTTTAGCAACCTTTTTCTTGATCTTTGCCACCCAAGCCTCATTGACCTCTGGTGTAGAAGGGTCATCAGATACAAACTCACCAGATTCTGTACGTGCTCGTACAACTTCAACCTCTGGATCTTTTACTGAAGGCTTCTTAGCAACTTTTTTAGGTTTAATGGGTGTTTTAAGGGCCTCCAGCACTGCTGGATCTTTACTCTCAACAGTACCATAAGGGTTTACTGAGGCAATAACGTCACCTTTTGGCCCAGTGACTTTATTACTATACACCTTATAGCCGAGCTTTTCAAGTTCTTTTTTATGACTTTCAAACATTATTTAAAAAGACCTTTCTTACGGTGGTCTGTGTGACCTTTACGAGACTTGCTGACAAGACCGCCTTTAGCCATACCCGGAATAGAGGGGCCCTGTTTGCCAGGAACAGAGTTCACACGTTTACGGCGAGCTCTCGCATCGTCTGTAGTGTCTACAGTTCTTTTGCTTGTCTTCTGAGACTCACGAGCTTTCTTCATAAACTCTTGTTTAGACAGGTTAGCAGGAAGACCATAAGCAAGCCTTTTAAGTGCGTTGTTGCCAGTGATGTCCAAGTACTCTTCCCAAGTAACACCGTTAAGCTTTAGCTTTGGGCCAGAGGGCGCATTGGTACGTCCTGAACGTGCATCATCTGTAGTGTCTACAGTGGACTTACGTTTTGTGCTTGGAGCATTGGTACGTGCTGAACGTGCATCATCTGTGGTATCTACCATAGACTTTTTCTTTGCCGCAGGCTTTTTAGCAGCTGAAGATTTCTTTTTATTTTTCTTATCTTCGTCAGAGACTCTACGAGCACCCTTGAGTGAAGACTTCATACCTGGGCCTTGTACGCCAGCTTTACCATCGGCACCAATAAGGTCTCCAAGGAAGGTATCACCAAAGTTCTTCTTACCATCTTTGTTGATGTCTTTAAGCTTCTTTGAGTACAAGCCTTTTTTCTTTTTCTTCTCAGCCATTATTTCTTCGCCTTACGGTTTGGTTTCATTGAGGCACCACAGTTCGCTTTAACCATGCCACCTTTTGCATAACCAGGTTTCTTCTTACCCATACCACCGGCCATATAGCCCATTGGTTTTTTAGTGTCCATGGCCATTCCGCCACCCATATAACCTTGCTTTTTCATTACTTGCTCCTATGTTTTGCAGTCTTTTTAGCAATCTTCTTAGGCTGACTTGAGAACTGTTCTCCCTTTTTTGTGTCAGCCCGCTTCTTAGCAGAAGTAGCAGCATACTCTTTGGGTGAGAGGGCTTCTCTTGCTTTCTTTGGAAGGTACCGTTCTCCGGTAGCTTTTGGACCTTGTGTGGAGGGTTTACCAGACTTGGTACCCCACTTCTCTTTAGTCCATTTGTCTAAAGATTTCTGAGAAGACTTTTTAGCACTCATTTGTAGCCACCGCCTTTAGCCTTGTACTCTTTAGCAAGCATTTGAGCCTTCCGTGCGGACCACTGCCCAGCCTTACCACCTTTAGTACCAGCCTTAATCTTTTCAAAGAGGTTCTTACGCATAGTAGGCTTTGTGTAGTTGCCTGCTTCGTTGACCTTCGATTTGGTTTTCTTTTTAGCTACAGGCATGAATCACCACTTAGCCTTATCAGAGACTGCTCTACACACTGCAATAAACTCATCCTGACTGTAAGATTGTTTCATCATGTTTACCTTAGACGTAACCCACTGTACGTTACCTTTAATGTACCCCAAGGAACTGTCTATACGATCTAGTGAGGCGTTATTGTTGAGGCCCATTGCATCAAGGCTTTCCCCCGATAGTGCACACTCAAAGTCTTGCTCTATAAGCAAGTCCGCTAAGTCCTCAAAAGAAACGCTAAACTCAATCCCACGCGTCTCAGCACCTGTCTTATACTTATGTGCAAAAGAGGCTCGAAGAACACCTTTGTAGTAACCCTTGTGGGCATTATTTTCAGGGTCGTTATTAGTACAAGCCTTGCAGCGCTTACCTAGCACTTTTGACTCGACTGCATAGTTCTTACGCAGGTAGGTCTGCTGAACCCCGCACTGAGGGCAATCCTTAGCAAAACGTCCATTGTCTAATTCAGTCACCATTTCGTACGGTCCGACCAGTAGGCAGCACTCATCTTACCCTTAGCAATGTTCTTTGCGTGACGTGCCTTAAAGGATGCACGTTTCTTTTTCATCTTGTCAGATTCATTAACTTTAGGTTTACCAGCTGTGCTTGCACCCTGCTCTCCAAAACGGATAGTCTTGATCTTATCACCCTCTTTAGCGACAACGACGTGAGACTTCTTTGGATGATTGGGTGTGCGCTTTGGTTTATTAAAACCACTAACACCAGCTCGTTCAAGTCTTGAATCTTTTTTCTTTTTCTCGGCCATTACTTCTTACCAGCTTTTTTGTTTCTTGGGAAGGAACGGTTTGCAGACTTTGACTTAACTGCTAGGTTTGACTTCTTGTTGTCTTTTGGATTACCGTTACGGTGATCAACATCTTTGCCGTCACCCTTTTTAACCTTACCGGCTTTCATAAGCTTTGCACGT